TTTCATTGTTTTCCTTTCAATGTTGTGATAGGTTATTCTGTTACGAGGAAACCTATCGAAACCCTAGTCAGCGTTTAGGCTGCCAATGCGAACTTTTCATCGTTTGCGTTTACTTTATTTTCTTCTTTTTACATCGTTGCTGATGTGTTGTCCACTCTGTTACTCTTTGCCCTGTCGAAACCATGGCTGGCCCATCAAAAGCATTGTAGATGATTGATCCGTTACACTTCTGCTACAACAGATGGCGCCGTGATAGGACCTCATGCTTTTGGTGGACCAGGTGGGAGTCGAACCCACGTCCAGAACACCTTTCTCTTTGCTTCATACAACAATAATTTGAAGTATAACTCTTATTTATTGTTTTGTCAACTGTTTTTGTGGTAATAATCGATGGCTTTCACCAAACCAACGATATGATCCGAGGTCTTCTGCTTGAAAAGAATTGGCTCACCATCTTGCACAGCCATGATAATCACAAGATCATCAATCGGTTTACCGACCAGTTCCTCATACATCAATGCATATGCGGTAGTTTGCCAAAAGTAATCTTCAATGTCTTCTAGATTCTTAACTTTCTTAGAAGTTTTAAAATCAATTACCGATAGTTTGCCATCAAATTCACCGATACAGTCAACACGACCTGCCAATCCTAGTTGTTCAGACCACAGCGCAACCTCTTGATAATGAATGTTGTTGATACGATTCAATAGAGGTTTAAGAGACTTGAACATTTCAAATGCATCAGGCATCATCTCACCTAATGCCTCATTGTTCAAATACTTTTCGCAAAGCGTATGAACATTAGTGCCCCTTGAAGTTGCCTGTTTAGAAATCTTATTTGCAGTTTCTTCACCAACTCTACGGCGCCAGGCCATGATGGCCTCTTTCTTCTGTGCGCCAACAACAGTGGTGACTGAAGGCAGTTTTGATCCACTTGGTGTGACATAATATCTTTTACCATCTGGAAATGTTTCTGACTTCAGTTCAGGCAACTTCATTGGTGGGCAATAATTAAACATAGCAAAATCTTTCTATTAATAACCGAGTTCTTCGCAAGCCACAATCCATTGCTTAACTAAACTGCTTCTAACAATATCATCAGGCGTAAAATAAATCTCCTGAAACGATGGCATCTTTCTCGCAACTTCCAAGAAACTATGGAATGCAGACTGATCCTTATTATTCTTAATTAGGTCAGTTTGTTTGAAGTCGCCAGAGAAAATAATCTTTGAACGATGGCCAACACGTGTAATAATTGTGTTGACTTCAGACCAATTTAAGTTCTGGTTCTCATCAACAATAATAATGGCATCATCAATAGAGATACCACGAATTGCAGTTGTCGAAATGAATCTAACATATCCTTGTTCCTTCAGCCTGTCCCAGGCATCAGGTCTTCCAAATAGTGTATGACAAATTTCTTTGTATGGCAACTCATAGATTTCTTGTTTCTCATCCAGTGAACCTGGCAAGAAACCAACATCACGTAATTGTACTAGACTTCGAACAACGACAACCTGTTTGAATGAATTGGTTTTATCTAAAACTTCCTCTAGTGATTTGTACAGAGCCAAAAACGTTTTGCCTACACCTGGACTACCGAATAGTCCCATGAAGTAGGCACCGCCTTTATACATTTCAAAAAATAGTTTTTGGTTCTCTGTTAGTGGATCAAATGTTTTTAAATGATCTAATTTGATTTTGAGTGAATTGTTTGTTACCGGTTGGTGTCTTGTTTTATTAACACTCTCTTCTTCTTGTTGCTCGGCATATCTGGCTGATGTTTTCTTTGTAACCATCAATTCTCCCTTTTAGTAGTGCAGAAACTTTTTTACCAGGACCACTGGGCTTTTTTTGTTGCTTTTGTGGTACTTTGGTCTGAGTTTTCTTTTTCTCAGACGATTTCTTGGGTAGGAACAATGCAGGTATTTGAGCCATTACCACTCTCTTTGCATCTTCGTTTTGTGGCCAGATTTGACCGTGTTTCCGGGCACGGTTTCTTTGATACGGTTGATGACGTACTTCTCAAAGGTGGAATCTGCCTTGCCTGTTCCTGGTGTGTCCATACGCATTCCGTCACCTAACCCAGGGATACTGTCAGATGAGAAATGGCGTTGGAGTTGTGGATTGTTTTCTTTGAAGGCTTCATACTCTGAAAGCCTCATTGTATGTTCTTCGATTTCGCCGGTATTTTTATTTAAAAAAGTATAAATCATATCTAAAGTTGATAACCAATATGGTTTTATTTATATCTTTCCTTAAATTATTCCACAGAATATGTTACTTCATAACCACCTTTGCGGTCGGTCCACCAGTCATCTTCATCCAACCATTCCCAATCAATGTCGATGCATAATGCATCACTGATGAATTCATCAATATCATATTCACCAGTGGAAATTTCTTTCAATCGTGATCGAACTTCATCTTCATCTAAATCAGGATAAACTTCCGCAACCAAGAATTCATCAATCTCATATGAATATCGTTTTTCAACTTGATGCCATTCGGATTTAATTACTGTTACCATTTTATTTCCTTTTAAATGTTATACCATGAAGGTGTTGGTCGAGAATTGATTTTGCCTTGCCATGTGGCAAAGGAACGTTTGGATACATTGTAGTAATTATGATATGATTTAAGTGAGTCATATTTACGTCCAGGCACTGGATTTTCTGCCAACACTTTCAATTCAGGTGGCATTGCAGGTGTTGGTGCAAAAAATGCACCATCTGTAATATTTTCTGGTGTCAAATAAAGTGCAGCACGTAGTTTTGCACATTCATGTTGTCTACCATAACGATAGGTGTATTCTTGCAACAAATAAAACCACATGCGGTAGAGCCACACATAATTTTCTTTGTTCTCACGGCACCAGATAGCCGATGGATGATTAATGTGTGATGCTTTGTACAACGTGGATTCCATAACAGGATCACTCATGCGCCAACGTTGAATGCGCCGACCATTTGCTGTCAAGTCAGTGTATTGTGTGCCATCAAGTACACGATGAGCCGTTGACATGAGCTGTGCATACTCAATAATCATTTTGACAACATGCTTTGACACATGCATTTCTGCACAGATTTTGGGATCAGGATCAAGATAAAAGATGTTCACGAATAATCACCATTAAGTTGAGATTTGATGTAGTTTATCACTCTTTCTGAGTCTTTGGCAAACATATTCTCCGGTGTTTCATTATCAAAGGCTTTATTGTTGGATTTCCACCATTTGTTTACCAGTTCGTGGGAACCCAACAATGAAAGTAGTACAAGATTAAGTCGGGGCACCATTACATCAACATCCTAATCAAACCCACAGTATCGATTGTAGTTAACAAGAGGTAGTTAGCAAGCATCCCAAAACTCTTCCGAGTCCAAGCAGCCCAAGCGTAGAGGCTACAACCCAAGATCCATATAGGATAAAGAGTAAGAAGGGGAGGATTCGGGACGGTAATTGCCATAGTGATAGAGCAACCAATGCTAATAGCCCAAGCGAGAAGCTCAACAAAAAAGCGAAAAGGATGAGAGGCAAAGTCATCTTTGATCCAATCAAACGTTGGTTTAAAAAGCTCTATCATCTATTTATTTCAAAGTTTGGGAATTTCAATGCTTTCAGAAGGCTTGCTCTTAATGTTCTTTTGACCCGGCAGCAGGTCAGCAACAGGTGCAACCTCTTTCTTTACCTTAGGAAAACGTGCAGCAATGTCTTCAGCGGTTACAGTTTGCATTGCAAATTGTTTGAACTGATCATAACTGTCAGATACACGCAGTGCAGATTTAGAATTCATGCCAGCGTTATCAATCATAAACAAAGCACACCCACCATCAATCAATGGTGCAATCTCTACGATGTGGTCTAAGTTAATGATAACTGGACAACCTTTTTCGATAGAATTAACTTCAACAAATAAACTCATTTTAACACTCCTCAATATAAAAAATTAAACACTAACCATCTTCACATAAAAAGTTAAACCCATGATAACAACAAAGAAGATAACAGAAAAGTAAAATGCAAACTTGATTGATTCTTCTTTGTAGTAATCTCTTTCTAGTTTAATCATTTCATTTTGTGCAAGAATCATTGCATCACAATCTTCTTTACCACCCAACATAAAGATGGTTTTGTCCGATTCTTTTAGGCGGCGTGAAGCCGAAATGTAATGTAGTACAGAAAACATAGTAATATTATATCACGATTCTGGTTGGTTGGCAACCTCTAGTACTTCATTAGGAAATTCTTCAGTCGGCACAAAAACATACTCACGCTTTGGTACATATGGGAAAGTAATTGGTACCTGTGATTCGGCACCAGTATAATATGATTTAAATGGTTTTCCGTCTTCATCTTTGTACCATTCCCAGAAGATTTTACCATCAATATCATATGCCTGGCCATTAAACCTGTTGGCCTGTTTGAATACATGACCACATCGTTTGTTCTGCATACAATCTCCATGGTCAACCCATTCCCAATCTTCACCAGTAATCGGTACAACAGGTTCGAATGCTGCTAGTTTACTGAATAGATTAATTGCATAGGGTGCAGATGAACCAGAATGACCTGCATCACCAAACACATCTAACAATTTTAAAATATGGAGGCAGATATCCTCTTGCATTTCATCGATGTATTTACCATCTTCATCAATCCAACCTGCGGCTCTGAATTCGCTCATTGCATGTATTCTATAATTACTCATAATAAATCCTTAAATCAAAAACTGTGAAATCTTTTCATCACTGTCCGTAATTTTAAACTTTGCACAAAATACTTTCAATAGTCTTACATCATAGTTTTCATCCACAATAGCATTATGAATTGCCATATAACCGCAGTCCATACCCCTCACATATGCTTCAGGACCAAAACCAAAAACACCATACAATGCATGGCGGTAAGAACCTTGGTCAATCAATTCGGCCTGATGAATACGGCGAGATACTGCACAAAAGGCTTTTAATTGGTCTTCCTTAGACAAGGAATTCCAATATGCCTCTTGTTCTTTTTCAATCTCTTTCATTGCATGTTCATAACTCTCAGAGATATCATTTGAACTTTTTTTTAATTCATCATTCATAATTAATCCCAAAGAGTTTGATAGTATTTGCCGAACAACCTCAAACCATTATTGATTCGTTCTTGGTGTTTGTTGCGACCTTCCCAGTCACATTCACCATGAACTTTCCAACGAACTGGTGTGACCTCTTTACCTTCATCTTCGGCATGCTTGGTGAAATCAATCTCTGGTGATTTGATCCAATATTGACCTTCCCAATCTTCATCAACCAGTTGTTCGAAAGCCCAAATCATTTCACTCAATGCCCAATCATAACGAACATGAATGTCACATTCAATTTTCTTTGTGCGTTCATCTTTGTAGAAATCAAATGTTTCTTGTGCATCATACTCTTCTGTGGTCGTGTAACGCAGGTTCTCCGGCACATCTTCAAGGTCAATATAACCAGAACCTTGTTTTGTTGCCTTCAGTTGTTTTAACATAGGAAGAATAATAGGCGACAGCGTGCAGTCCATGCTCCACGTATCGTAATGATCAATTTTCACATATTTAATTTCGGGATGAACAAAGTCCAAAATCTTTTGCAGACCAAAACTGAAAGGAGTTAGAATATTGGACAACTTGTTAATCAGCGGTTCATCATAATCGATCTCACGCCAAAAGAATACCTTCTCCAAAATCGTGTAAGGAGAAATCCAATGATTGCGATATTTGGAGATGTATACTTTCATTTTTAAACCTTCATCATTTCATCAATTGTGTATTTCACTTTCATGTATGGTGAAACGCCATTGAGTACGGATTTGGCCAGATCACCTTCTCTGCGCGGCAAATAATTTACTTCGAAATCACATTCGTTAACTCTCTTAAAAGTTTCAATCATTTGCTTGACTGTGTAACCTATGCCTGATCCTAAATTTTCCAGGTCTCGTCCCGAAATAGGTTGTTCAATAGCGTTTCTGATGGCTTCGCATACTTCAAGTATGTGTACATAGTCACGAACACAGGTGCCATCAGGTGTATCGTAGTCAGTACCGAATAAATTAAACTCACCGGTTTGCCTCGCTTTCATCAAGTTATACATTAAACCATCAACATTCGTTGGTTCATAACCAGAAGAACCAACAACATTATAAAAACGAAAGATTGTGGATTTCTTATTATTCAATCCACAAAACTCTCTGACAAGACTTTCAGCAGCCAACTTTGAGGTTGCATAAGGGCTAGTTGGATTGGCTGCGGCACCAGTAGATGCAAAGATGAAATGATCATAATCAACATTTTCAAGCATCGACATTGTGCCGCCAATGTTGTTTCGATAATATTGCATTGGAGCAATTACAGATTTGCCAACATTGACATGTGCAGCCAAATGAACAACAACATCATAACCACCATCTGGATGCCAAATGCGTTTGTGATCATTAATGTCTTGTTGAATAAACTTCTCTGTCATTTGTGGTCTAAACACTTTATCTAGCCCAACAACAAAGTCATTTTTCAAAAGATCGGCAAGATGCCTGCCGATATATCCCGAACTACCAGTGATTAGAATTTTTTTCATCTTTTTCATCATCATATTTAATTGTGTTGATTGATTGCATTTTTTGAGAGACACTCCAATTACTTAGGTAGTCATTGTCTTGATCAAACAATTTCAAATATTCATCTACAGAAATTTCGCGAGTAGAAGTGATATTCTCATCAATATGTTTCTGTGAAAACTCAGTGATTGAACCATCATGCATAGTCATAACAACCTCATCTTCCGCATGAGAAGCCTCAAGTGCTTCGACAACATAACGTTGGCGGAAGAAAGATATAGTTTCAACAAGATAGAGTTTCTTTTCCATTTTAAACCTCAACAAATTTTAAATTAAAGATATCGGCTTGTTCTTCATAGCCAATGTAACCACGAGGATTGGCAACTACTCGCGTGCCACCAATCATGTAGTCAAAATCATGGTGCGTATGCCCATGAGTCCACAACTTGATCTGAGGATGATCCAGAATGAATTCACTCAAATCAGAACTGTATGCACCATTCACAATCACATCATTCTCATACTGAGGCTTGGTAGACAGTTTGCTAGGCGCATGGTGTCCAACAACAATCCACTTCGCATCAGGTTTAGAAGCAATGTTCTCCTTCAGTAAGCGTAAAGTTTCTTTGTGTTCAGACACCGACTTTTCAGGTGTGAAATGTGCTTCACGTTCTTTGAAGGTTACACCAATTAATTTCTTATAATCATAGGTGCCATCTTCATGCATCTCATATTCATTAACTTTGTATGAAACTTTTTCCTTACTGTCCTTGATGATACGATAATCGTTCATGTAACTTTTAATACGATACAAGGTATTCGGATCTTCCTTGTTCATATCAGTCCACAGAGTGGCACCAAAGAACATGCAATCACCAATCTCAACAGTTTCTTTTTCTAGAATGTGGAGATTGCGTAGATAACCAAGATGGGTACGGAGAATTGTAAGAGAGTTAGCAAAATCACCATGATAATGTTCATGGTTTCCCAAGATGTAAATAACATTAGGGAATCTTGCACAGCATTCTTGGAAGAATGTATGAATTTTATTGGACTTATCATTTTCACCTCGGATATTGTAACTATCACGTTCACGCAAATCATTTACGACACAGATATCACCAGACAGAATCAAAACGTCTGCGTTTTCTGTGTTCTCTAGTGAGATGGTGCCGAATTCTAAGTGAAGATCGGAACAGATTGCGACTTTCATTTTTTCCTTATTTGTTCAATAAAATTATTTGCTGTAGAAGTGTCCTGCACCATGTCTAAAACTTCCATCTGTTCAATAATTAGTTCAGACTTTGCAACACGTAAGAGTTCAATTGCATAATCAATATCGTCTTCGTCGGCTTGTTGAAGCCAGTCTTCAAAAGTTTCTGAACTAATTGTTAGAAGAAAATTTAGATTGTCTCTATCCCAATCATTCATTGGTAA